TGAAGCCCGGACTTTCCTCACCTGCTGCCTTTCGGCAATTGCAGCCGCAATCATCTGTGCTACTCAGTCTTTTTTAGTTTGTATTTTCTTTTACCATACGGAATACATCAATACGGAACTGGGCTTCTTTGCCAAGTCCTACAAAACGGCAGCCGTACTCCGTGCCGTCTTCGTCCTGTGATGCAATCCGCACAACTTCAATAACGGTTTCAATTTTATCACATCCGCTCATTTCAAGCAACATGTCATAAAAAGAATGTAATGGCAGAACGTCTTTTGTTTTAAATGCAATTCCGCCGCTTGATACATTCGTTGCATGAACAGCAATAAATTCTCCCTTAGTATCCTTATCTGTAATCGGACGAATTGATAAATTCGCTTCTACATCTATTCTTTTGGTTCTTCTTCTTTCATTACCCATAAGTACTCCCCCTGTTACTATCCCTAAAGTAATATTTTAAGTTACTTTATTAACATAGCGTCCCCTATGTGTCGGGTTCGCTTTAATATCTTTCTTTTATAAGCATATTTACCATTTTACCATAGGCTGTCAAGATTAACAATCGTTACATCATAGGTCATTGGAACTATTTCTGCTGCTCTAATATAGCTCTGATTTCCTGTAGCTTTACAGTTCCAATTCCTTTAATCGTTCCGATTTTCTCCAGAATCTTGTCTATGTCGATTGCCGGAGCTGCTTTCTTTCCCTGATTGAAGCCCTCGCTTCTGGCTTTCTCTACCCTGTCCTCGACATAGTGTACCAGTTGCTCGTCTGTCATCTTTCGCATTTTGACAGCTTTATCATGTATTTTGTTCTCGTCCTCTGTCCTGCGGCAGCTTCTCGTTTTTCCCATAGCTTAGTCCTCCTCGTCTTTGATATTCTCCAGCATGGTAATAGCTTTTCTCATTGCAATGTGCAGCTTAGTGGTATCGTACTGACTTTCGTTATATGTTTCATAATCTCTCGGGGAACACACATAGTCCTGCGGAAGCCAACCTCTTTTTATGTGTTCCAGAGTTTCTATAACATCTGATTTACTCATACTGTCAAGAGCTTCTATATCGTCCTTATCATATTCCGTCACTGTATATGTCTTAGGCATTTTTCTTCCTCCTGTAATTCTGAATTGTCTAATTCGTTGCCGATAACTTCACAATCTTCCGAAAATCCATTCAAATCAGAAAATGTAAAATAACTGTCGTGATAACAAATGTTTCTGCTTAATGCCCAGCAATGATTTGTAGTGTCAAAAAACACCTTGTATTCGCCATTTACAGTCGAAATAAAACCGCCTATTTTTACAATATCGTTCTCCCAAATCAGCTTGCCATTCTTGTCCTTTAAGCCTGTGCATTGGCAGAGAGTCTTAGAATCGCACGCCCATTTACTTCTGTCTTTTTCCTCTATTGCACATCTATCTCCTTGTAGTGCTATAAGTAATCCGGTACGCCATATAGAGTTGCAATCTTTTGCTTTGAATAAATATCTTTCCATATCTCCTCACTTTCTGCTGCGGCAGCTTCTTGTTTTTCCCATAGTCACGCCTCCTGTATTTTCTTGATGTGCAGCACATAATATTTAACACCCGGCTCTGCTCCCCATTCCGGGTTGCCGGTTCCTTTTGTAAGTGTGCATGTTGCTTTCGCCTGTCTGGAGCTTCTGGAATATCCGTTCCTGAATATAATTTCCTTTTCAGGCGGTGTTGTGTCGCCTACTCCGTCTATGCCTCGAAATAGCCACTGGCACCCGAACACACTTTCAAACCTTGAATCGTAGTACGGTTTTATTTCCCGGTATTCTTCCGTCTTTTCTCCAGACAAAATCATGTCATACCATTTTTTCTTAATCGACAGTACCAGCATCTTCATCATCTCCTTTATCCTGTTTGCCAGATAATTTATTTATATCGTCTGTCGGGCAGAAAAACCACATCATTATCAGCAGTGCAATCCACATTGAACCATAGTTGAATCTGCTTATATTCCCTCGTATTAAAATCATAAGTCCACATATAAACCATGGCAAACAATTCCAGTGCTTGTAATAATATGCTTTCAGCCGTTTCCTGATTTTTCTCATGCGTCGCTCCTATTCCTCCCAGAACTGTTCTGCTTTGAATCTATCGCCCATATCCATGAAATAATCAAACAGAAATTCTCTCTGCTTCTTTGTTAGCTCTTTTATGTTTGTGACAATATAGCCGCCGGTTCCAGACGGATTGTGTATCAGGCAATAGCCTTTTACCTGTGCCAGAAAATCACGATACAATCTCATTTCTCCTGTACCCAGATTTTCTTTTCTCCATGCTCTGTATTCTGTTTCAAAGCCTTTCTTCTCGCAGATTTCCTCTGCTGATTCTTCATGCTCTCCGAACGGACTTTCTGTAAATTCTCCGGTTGGAGATAGCCAGCCGAACTCCTTTTCTTCAACTTCTTTAGGTTTCTTATCGGTTCCCGGCAAGATTCCATTGTTGAGATTTTCCATGTGTTTTCGCAGTTTGTCTGTATCAATTTCACGACTGGTTATCTCCTCATAATTAAGGGGCTTGCCGTCCTTTCCGTCTTTCAGCATTACCATACGGCAGGTTCCCCACTCCATTTCAGCAAATCCCAAATTGAAGCACTCCATGACATAAAACAGTCCAATCTTAATTTCAGGATTTCTTATTATCTCCACCATGTCTATAAAATTCTTGTCTGCCAGTGCCTCCCATACCAGATGAAAATAGTAAACGATATTCTTCTCAAATGATTCGCACCTGCCACCAGAGTTGATATTTACCGTAGTGTCGCAGTAATCATTCTTGCAGTGGTGTTTACATTCTGTGTTTTTGCATTTTACTTTTCTTGCCATAGTCGCCTCCTACTTCTCCGGGAATTGATACACGATATTCTTTCTGTATGTCGCCGGTCTTTGTGCTTGTGCCGACTGATCGAAAAATTCATTTGTGTAACATTCTTCCTCGTATGCTCCGCAGAAATCTTTCAAGACCGCCAGACACCTTTCCTTGCTGTCATACTCTGCGATTTCTTCAAGGCAGCCGTCGGAAATGCAGATTGTGTGTCTGACGGTTTCCTGCTTGCCTTTCTTGCTGATGTCCTCGTTATACTCCAGTGCATTAAAAGCTCTACCGAACCACAACACCCTCTCTTTGTTCTGTGATACTATAATCATTCTGATTCCTCCTTTAGCATGGACCGCCCTCTGCCCCATGAAACGCTCCGGCTGGGTATAGCCAGTCCCCTTTTACATAAATATCATCTGTTGTGAACTCTCCTGTGATAAGGCTCCTGATAGCCTCTTTGTCGCCATGATATACGCAGGATTCCGTATCTCCGACAAATTCATCAAGATTACATTTGTTATCAAGCGTGAACCCCAAAACATTTTCATCATTTCGCAGTGCTTCAAAATCCTCTGGGTATAATTCCCTAATTCCAGCAAACAGCTTTGGTGTTGAGAAAATGCACATAGCACAACTACACCGATTCCAGCCGGCTCTATAACATGGGTGTGGATTTACCTTGTGCCGCTTCAAAACCTCCCAGACATCTTTCTCCGAATAGTCTATTACTGGTCGCCACTGGTGGACTGTCCGTTTCAGTTTCTTTTCAGCATTGGTTCTGTGTATCTCAATCTCATTATATTTTGACCTGCCGGAAGATTCGCCCCTGCGTTCTCCAGACACAACCAGTATCCTTACGCCTTGTCTCGTCTTTTCAAGGTTTGCTGTCACACTATCCTGAACAGCTGCTTTTAGGTTTCCACTACACCAGCGTCCCTGATGTGTTCCGCCCTTTGCAGGGAACTTGTGACGCTTGCCTCCGATTTCTTCCAGTTTATTCAGCGAATCCATGTTTGCCATGACGCTATCCGCAACCATTATTTTCAGGTATGCACTACACCACCTTGTACGCAAGTCCGCTGTCTTTGCCGGAAACTTCTGTCTACAACCGTACTCTTTCAGTTTCTCCTCCATGTCGTCTATGGAGCTTTCCTTTATCGCTTTGCACTCCAGATATTTCTTGGACGGCTTGCATTGTATGATTTCGCCAGTGTCCGGCTCGCACCATTCAACCGGTTCGCTGGTTCCTATCCGGTACAACTCCCCGAAAAATCCGTTTACTCTCCATGATAACCGGAGCGGTACATTTTCAGCCTCCGCAAATGCTTTCACATAATTCTGGGTACACCGCCAGTCCATTCTTCGGCTTGGGTGTCCTCCATCTATATCATGGTGCCAGAACTCTATCCGCTCTTTAGGAACTCCCATCTCCAGCAATTTGTAGTAGCAAGCTATGCTGTCCTTTCCTCCAGATAACAGTATTGCTATGAGGTCGTATTCTTCCAGAGGTAGTAAACTGTCAAGGTATATGCTCTTGAAATGCTCGGTGTCTTGTCGTCCCGGAACTCTTGGCTTGATTCTTGCACCCATTCCATAAATAGGAGTGTCCGGTTTTCCATGAACGACCGGAGTATCTTTCGTGCAATCAGAATCTTTTATATATTCCTCCGGGAATAAATTCATCTGTCCTTTCATTTTCGCCTCCTGATAAATGCAAAGCTCCGCTTTTATACGGAGCCTTGCGGTTGTAGCGGCATAAAGCCGCTGATTGTCTGATTATGAGATTTTGGAAATCTGGAAGCAGACCGGCACACGATCCGAATAAGACGCAGTCCAGTTGTAGGCATGCCCAAGGTTGTTCACAGCGCACGCAATCGTCGAACCGCCGCTCCTGACAGAAGCCAACCAATACACTCTTGTATCTCCGTCCTCGTCCACTCTGATTCTGTTTCTTGCGTCCTTGTAATAATCAAGCTGCTTATACAGTCCCTTATCTCCGTAGCAGCTATCCTCGTCGAATACCTCTGACGCAGCCGGTAAGAACAGTTTTGTTGTGTATGTACCGCAGTTGCCGTCTTTGTCTTTCCACTCTCTGTCTACATCACTGATAACTGCCTGTAAGTCCTCCGGCAGCAATCCCCAGATTGTAGAATCAATGTAACCTCTGATGTCAGAATCAGGATAACCGCCCTTGTTGGTGTCCTGTTCGTTCCATTCAACTTCTCCACCGATAAAGTTTCTGGTTTCAAATCTCACATACTGGTCCGTCACATCTGTTACCACAAACTCTGCCGGCGTGCCGTCTGTAAGCTCGCAGGAAACGGCTGCTCCAACTTCTACCGGGATAATGCCTTTCTTAATCTTCTCTGCCAGTTCCTCCCAGTTCATCTTGCGGTGCTGTTTTACAGTTCTGATAAAGTCAATGCTGCCCTCCTGCTTGTCCTCTGCTTCTGTTGCCGGTTCCTCGCTGTCGCAACTGCACTTGCAATTCATGTGTTCCGGGAACGGTCTTAATCTCTCTACCGGAATAGCTGTTACTCCTATCTGGATTCCTTTGTGGTTGTCGGCGTATTCAAGGAACGCCTCACGCTCTCTCTGGATAAGGTCATCTTTACCGACAACCTCCATGCTGATACCTCTTGTTTTGATTTTGAGTTTGCTCATTTTGTTTTCCTCCTGAAATTTGATTGTGATATATTTAGGTCCGGCGGCTTTATACCACCGGAGTACCTACTGCGTGATGTTCTCTGTTTCTCCAGCAAAGCAGTTGCCGCAATACCGGTAGAACATAGCTCCGTCATTTTTGCCTACTGTTTCAAATGTGGCGTATGTCGCCTGATACTTCCCTGTTTTCTGATTCATCATGTGGCTGTGCGGTTCGCCTACCTGCAACAACGACTGTGTGAGTGTCCTCGGCGGTAGAATATTCAGAAAATAATCGTAGACATCTTCGCCTACAATATCGCCCGGCTTGCAGTATGCTCCCCAGTCTGTATTTTCTCTGCTATGCTCGTCTGCGTACTTTTCCCAGCCCTTGATTGTCTTGATTTCCGTATTTGTCGTTAAATTCATCTTCCCAACGCTTCCTTTCGCAAATTGTGATAATGTCTGGTACATGGTGTCCATTCAGAACATTCAGGGCTTGCAGCTCTGTTATTCCGCACCGATTCTGTAATTCAATCCGTAGCTCTCGCCGCTCCCTGATGTCCTGATTGCCATAATCTGGCAGGGCTTTCAACCGCTTCTGGTACTCATATACAATTTGCCTTGTCAAAAGCTCTGCCATGACTGATACCTCCTATGCTGTTTCCTCCAGCTTTTCCAGTTCTTTGATAACTCTGCTTAATGCGTACTTGGCATTTGCTGTAAGCTGTCTCTGCCAGCAGCCGTTTTTCGGCGACCACTTGAATCCGTTACCTTTCAGAATATCTCTGACCTTATCCTCCGGCTTGCCCTCAAAGAAAAGTTGCAAACGCATGATGTCCGCATTCTCTACCACCTTGCAGAACTTGTTTTCTGCTTCCTGATTGCCCTTTTCCTTTGCGGCTCTCAAACTGTTTAAGCGGCTCTCAATCCTCTTGATATTGGCGTTGTTGTTCTGGAGTGCGTATGACGGATAGCCGATTCTTCCGCAGAAATCCGGTTCCCTGAAATTCTTAATCTGGTCGTCAGAGTAGCCCATATCCTTTAACTGCTCGTCGCCTTTGGCTGTATCTTTCAGCTTTACCGCCTTATTGACCGCTTTCATCATTTCCTGATTTTCTTTCAGGCTCTCCAGCTTTTCTTCCAGAAGTTCGATTGCCTGTGCGTCCCCGGATAAAATCGGCTGTTCCATTGTCAGCAGATGTTCTATCTTTGTGGCGTAGTTCTCCAGATACTTCCAATCGTTCATCAGGGTTTCTCTGCGGCTGTTCTGCTTTTCCTTTTTTCTTACCGGAAAATTACCGGCTCCGGAAATCAGGATTGACGGACAGCTTGCTTCGTTTCTGTAATAGGCATTGAAATACTCTGCCAGCTTGCGGCTGTATCTCTCTGCCATGTGCTGTGCTTTTTCTGCAAGGTTCGGTTTCTTCTCCTTGATTTTCTCTACTGTGTCATAAACTCTGTTTACCATGTTCTGGTACTCTGATGTAGCACTTCCGGCTACATATCCGCTCATTGAATTAGCTTCTTTTGCGGCTCTTGCTGTAAGCTCGTTGATTGTGAAAAACAGTCTTTCCATTGTGATTCCTCCTGTGATTTGAATATCTATGCTTTCTCACTGGTTGCCCTCCAGTGGTAGCAGCTTTGGTTCTTTTCTCTGTGCTTCCCTGATGATTGTGTCCCGGAACTCTCTAAGCGTCCGGTTCTCTTTCCAGAGGTCGCTATTTTCTTTTCTGGCTTCTCCCAGAGATTCAATCAACTTTCCTCTTTCCTCCACCAGTGAGTACAGAATGTCGATTGCTTCCGTTCCCCATACCTCGTAGATATAGGCGATTTGCTGTGTGCCTATGATTGCTTTCGTATTCATAAGCACCAGCTCCGCTTTGCGGTATTCTTCATCTGTTACCATGTGTCCTACCGCCTGTTCAAATTCAAGCCGGTACATTGCTGCACCCCTTTACTACATGAGCGATTATCATAACCGGTATAACTGCCTCAACCGCTCCCTCCGGGAACTGAAACTCTGCCAGCACATTTCCTTTGCCGTCGGTCTTTTTGACCGTTCCCAGAGTTCCAATGTCCTCAACCTTAATCGTATCTCCAGCGTGTACTCTCATACTCTCAACTCCTTATCCTAAAAATTCCTCGAACCGCTTCATATCCAGCGATTCCATTCTGTCAAACAGTAAATCCATAATCGGGCTTCCTGACGGTAACTGGTTGAAAACCTCGATACATTCATCAAATGATAACTTCTGAACCAGTGCTTTTGCTCTCTCCATACGATTACCTCCACGAACTGTAAGCCAGTACGCTTGCCTCGTCAAAATCCATTCCGCTTGCCAGTAAATCGTTGCAATCCTTTTTGGCTTCTTTGTGATTTTTGATGAAGTCGTAAACCTCATTCATTGATACGCCCATTTCCTTTGCTTTCGCCTCTGCTCTTGTCATATCGCCGCTCCTCCTTGTGTGTTATATTTTTGTGTTCCTTTATTATGTTATAATTATAACTCACTTTTAGTAGTCTGTCAATATATTTATTTCACTTTTGAGAGTTTTTAAGGCAAAAAAATATACGCATCAGCTCTCTGACTTACTTTTGAGAGTTAATTCATATCCCAGATTATCCAGTATTGATTGTAAGATATTTAGCCGGATTTCCTCTGGTTTCCTTGAAATATACTGATTTAGCGACTGTCTGCTCATTCCCAACTCTGACGCTATCTGTGTATGTGTCTTGCCTGATTCATCAATCAGGGCTTTCAATGTTTCTTCAACCTTAATCATCAGTTATTGCCTCCTTTTCCATGATTCCGCACTCTGCCAGCTCCTCTGCTGTGATTCCGGTTTCTTTCATCAGGAACTCTGCGAACTCCTGATTGTAAATATCCTGTCTGGCTTCTCTGATGACCTCTGCCATGTTTGCAATCAGTGTCTTTGCTCTGGCTGTCGTCATTTCCGGTTTTTTCTGTGCCGTCATGCGTAACGCACATTCGGTACACATTTTCCCCGAAAACATATCCTCTGTAAATCCGGGCGGTAACTGCCTATCCCAGCACTCGGCTCCGCACTTCGGGCAGGTACTCTTTTTCCATGTGTCGTTCGCCGGATATGGAATATTCTTAACCAGCGGTAACATCAGGCAGCCGCCTCTGTCAGTCGTCTTTCTTGGCTCTATCTTAATATTCATCAGTACACCTCCTCGAATCCAATCAAATCATGCTGCAATGGCTCTCCGTCGTCATCAAATGAACATGGCTCTAAAATCTCTTTTACCTCAAATTCCGGCTCGTCAGAATCTTTCCACCATGCCGTCATTGTCTCTCCGTTGCTGGTGCCTCTGTCTACGCAGATACATCTTCCGTCCTCCAGCTCATAAACTCCTACCAGCCAATGTCCCTCCAGATGTCCTAAATCTCTTTTAATCTTCATATCATTTTCCTCCTAATCTCCTACATAATAGCTGCTGTACCAGAATCCACCGTTTTCATCTCTCCAGATTGTAATATCGTGAAATGGCTCAAACAAAACACCTAAACAGGTCATTCCTGTGGCTGGTCCTTTCAGCTCTGCGGCTTTGCAATATGCAGCTCTCAATTCGTCTGTTGTAACATTTTCTCTTTCCGGTTCCTGTATATCGCCATTAAAAACCTCGTCCAGAACTTTGCTTATCTCATCCATGCTTGCCTCCTTATGCGTAATAGCAGGTTAAGTTCCATGCGTCGCCCTGCTCATAGTAAACGCCGTACTTTTCAAAAATCTTATTGAATCGCCGTACCAGACCGCCCAATGCGTAGCCGTTTATCATGTGATATACCGGTCCCTCGAAGCTCATACTCAAAATGTGGTCGTCTGCCACATACTCAAAATAATCTCTCGGATTCTGGTTATCCTCAACGAACAGCTTCTCCGGGTCGTTGTAATAATATTTCTTCGTCTCCGGGTCTCTGGTTGTGAATCTCTTGCCGTTAAAATAAATGTCCGTATCCTGCCAGATTCCATGCTCCAGAAGAAATGCCCGGATTTCAACCGCCATTTTCTCAATCCGTTCCTCTGTCAATCTCTTTGCCATGTTGCACCTCCTAAAAATTGTAATCGTAAAACTCATGTCTGCCTTTGCTTAATGTCAAATTTCCGGGCTGTCCGTATCTCTGGAACTTATCCGACCAGTGAAATGTTCGTACCTCTCCTTTTTCGTCTGGTTCGTATGTGTAGCTCTGCTCGCTCTGATTCGTGCAGTGTGCAGCAAATCCTCCCGGAATAAATTCAGGTTTGAAATCAGGATTCAGTGTAGCTTTATCCCTGCGGACCGTTACAGTCTTTGCAGTTACCTTTATGACCGTTGCGGCGTGTCTGTCACTCCAGAGGTTGATTGTTACGCCGTCGCCAACCTTTACGGTGGCTGGCGTTAATTTGTTGAACTTTTTCACTCGCTCAATAGATTCCTTCTCCAAGGAATCAGCCAATTCATTTTTTCCACTTGCCCTGTATGATTCAGCTCTTTCAAATCCGCTTGTAATCGTTGCACACCGCATAATGTAGATAGCGTTTTCTGGTGCAAGCTCTTTTATGAGTTTGCTATATTCTTCTCTTGTCATTCCTGCTCCTCCTCTCCGATATATTCAACCGCTATATGTGCTGACATAAAGCAGTCTGGCTCTCCGTCAAAATCGTTCCCTGCGGCTGAATTTAATGTGTCGCCTCTTTCTTCGCAACATTCCCTCGGACTGCAACAATCTGTATTCTTCCATAGCTTTCCGTTTTCGTCCTCATACACATATCTGCCCCAGCTATCACGCCCCAGATATTTCAGGTGCAAGGTCTTTGTCTTGGCTGCTACCAGCTCATAATTCACAATATCGAAATGTCCTAACGGTCTTGCGTACTCAATATAACCCCACGCCTCTCTCTGAATTTCCTCTGCATAAGTTTTATTGTCGAAGTTGTATACCGTCACTATTCCGTTACCCTCCGGCTTCGGGTAACTTCCCGGCATAATCGGTCTCTGTGTGCTGTAATATCTGTAATTCATTCTGCTACCTCCTGTTCGTCTGCAAGTTTAATATCTATAAGTGTCATACTGCCATATAAGCAATTATTCTCAATCTCTCTAGCTCTCTTCCTTGCGGAAGCGATTGTTTTTGCCTCTATCTCTCTTTCTGTTTCGTAGCCGCCACCTCTTATCTGTGGGTTGTATCTAAAAAACTTCGCTATGTATTTCTTCATGTTTTTTTCTCCATTCTCCCCGTTCTGCCGATAGGTCAGCCTCTTTTACGCCAGTCTGAAAACCGAATACAGATACTTGCCATTCTCGTCTGATATAATTTCTACTGTCGTTAATTCTTCCAGTGCTTTGCTCATTGGCGTTCCGTATGTTCCACGCTCCCATAAACCAGAAGCCTCTGCCATTTTCCAAAAGCAGCCTGTTTCAATTCCTGCTCCTTTTCCCGGAAAAGCATGATGTTTTGTAAATCTTGCTTTGATAAAGTTCTTGCACCACTCAACTTTGATTTCCTTTGTTTTTTGCAATACTATCAATCTCCTTTGTTTTATGTCTTTCTTTATTATGTTATAATTATAACTCACTTTTAGTAGTCTGTCAATATATTTATTTCACTTTTGAGAGTTTTATTTATTCAGGAGCTTCTTTTAGTGAATTGGAAATTTGAACATAATTATTATATATAAATATATATATGGTATTAGGTATATGTTCAGTGACAATTACCGTTACTGTCACTGTGACAATTACTGTGACGCTTACATTTTTAAGGTTGCATTATTATAAGAAGAAACACCATTTTATTCTTTACAGGTTAATTTGTCACTGTGACAATTACTGTGATTATTACTGTGACATAAATTAAAATCTGCTGTGATTGTAGCGGTTACTGTCACTGTGACAATTACTGCGACATACTCTGTTTTTATTACATTTTGCAATAGATTTATTGCATTTTAGGTAGATTTAATGAATCGTGACAGTAACGATAACTGTCACTGTGACAATAGCGGTTACAGTTTGCAAAATGTCATGAATGTTATATAATTAACTTACTCTAATACGAAAGGGGATTTTATATGAGAAAATTCTTACTGATACTTTCACTTCTGGTATGCGTGGCATTATCTGGTTGTGGTTCTGGAAGCGATAGCAAAACCGGCTCTGATAATGATTCCATAAAGGGGAATGTAGAAATCAAAGACGAAAACGGAAGCGTGCTTGTAACAACTGATGACATTTCTTCTGTATCATCTGGCACCGATAATTCAGAACCTTATGTTGAACTTGTTTTGAATGAAAATGGAAAAGACGCTTTTTTCAAAGCTACCACTGAAAATATCGGAAAATCATTGAGCATTTATGTAAATGGAACTTGCATTTCCAGACCAGCGGTAAACAGCGCTGTAGCTGACGGCATAGTTCATATTACTGGCTTTGATTATGAGGAACAGGCAAAAGATGTTGAAATAAGCATAATGACCGGAGATATTGAGAACTCTATTATAGACCAGATTAAGGCAGAACAAACGGCTGATAATCCGGTCATAGGGCGAATTTATATGGTTGAGGGTACAGATAGTGATTTTGAATTTAATGTTGTTCGATTTTATGATGACAATACCTTTCAGGGTGTGAAATTCACATCTAATACAAAATATGCAAGTTTCTATGGTTCCTATGAGCTAAACGGAAATGCTATCACATTGAAAATGTCTGATGAAAGCTATTCAGGAGCCGTAAAAGATAACGGTTCAACGATTCGATTCGGAAATTCTTCTTTCTCTGACTGGACGGATAATGTTGGTCCAACAGACCCTATGCTTTCAGTTTTACAGCAATAAAAAAAGACCTCCCTACCATGTGTTGAGCATGATAGAGAGGTTTTCTTTTCGCCAGCGTGTGTTACGCCTGTTACTTGCAAAGTCGGTTTACTGCCGCCTGAACCTGTGCGTAGTTATATCCGGCAGCTTCAAGGCGTTTCTTCCTGTCGGCACCATTGCCCCAGTCGCCCCTTAAAACTTCTTTTGCTACTTCCTCAACAGATTTCTTTGCTGGAGCTGCTGGCTGTGAACTTCCAGATGATGAACCCAGAACGGTTACATACTCTTTATTCTCCAGATAAATCCAACCGGCACCGGACTTCAATTTGCCCCAGCCGTCGTTTACCTCTGTGATAGTGAACACGCCTTTTCCGGTCTGTCCTTTCACATTGTTACCCATAGACGGATTGCTGCGGATATTCAGGTCTGATACAAGTACCTTTACCTGAAATGGGGTTGCCGGGAAGCTACCGTTTGTTCCTGATGAACTACCGGAGTTTCCAGACGAAGCTCCACCGTTTAAGATTTCCTTTACCCTTGCCTTGAAAACCGCCCACTCCGCATTACCGGAACCAGCCATTTGTGCTGGGCAGTTCTTTCCTGTCACATCATAGTGACGGAGTACATAGGTGTCTACCTCTGCGGCTGTGATTCCAAGCAAATTACAGATATATGCACACAGATAAGCAGCGTTCTCCTTTGTCTTGTCGGAGATTCTGTAATTACCGGCTGTGCAGCACATTTCGATATTGACACAATTTGCATTTCTGCATGAAGCATGTTTATAAGACTTCGCTCCTACTCCCCATGCTGTATCTTTGAGGGCTACGCTCTGGAGAATCTCCGTATCGTCAACAAAGAAATGAGCAGACGCATTTCTGCCAGCTCCTGCAAAGTAGTTGGCGTTTGCTCTGGCTGTGTCCTTTGAATTTCCTGTGTAGTGCATAGCCACGAATGCTGCATTTCTGCTGGCGTTGCTGTTGTAGTTGTCTGCATTACACTTAATGCTGGAATCTACATTGATTCCGTTGATTGTGGCTGAAATAAAGCCTGTTGTAATTGTCTTTCCCATAGATGAATTACCTCCTGTCGTTTTTGCGTACCTGTCATAATATTTCTGACCGTATGAAGCACGCTTTTTCTTTACGCTTTCACTCTGGTCTGCTGGGCGTTCGTACTGTGTAAGCACAATATCCGAAGCCTCTCTGACCGATTTTGCAGCTTTTAATTTTGTCAGCACCGCCTTGTAGCCTGTGCTTAATTCCTGGTGCAGAAATTCAAGCTGTGATTCCAAATCTCCGATAGACTGATTTCTGGAGCATACAAAAAGGAGCAGGTTTTCTTTCCTGCTCCAGTAAGTCCACTGTGCCAATCCATAACCGGCACTGTCATGTACGAAATTTGTATAATCTCCATTGTCAACGGAAGTTGTGTATGTGTTGTCTGTATATCCCAGCTTCTTTTCGAAGCTGTTCTGCAAATTCGTAGGTACAAGACCTGATTCTGCATACAGATTTCCCATAAGCCCGGAAACGCCGAAAGCGTTCTTTATCCTGCCGTAGAGGAAATTGTAGATTTTCTCCTCTATGCTGTTTCCTGTAAGAGCCATGATTGCCTCCTATTCTGCGGTACCTTTATCGTCTGCCGGTACTGCGTCCGTTGCCTCGATTGTAATTCCTGAATTTTCTGCAATCTTCATCTGCTTAACTGCCGCCTCAATCAAAATGTCAAGCTGTTCATCAGATATTGAGATGTTCTTTTCGATAAGCAGCTTTTTCAGGAACTCTGTTACATACGCTTTCTTGTCCTCGCCTGATTCAGACCATAAGACCTGCTGGGCTTTCAAGACTGCATATTTCGCCCACTGTGCAATCAGCTCCAGTTTGCTTGCACCGATTTTATTCTTCACAAACGGTACAAGGTATCTGGCGATAACCAGTGCTGCAACCATAACCACAAGTTTCACAATTTCAAAGATAATCTCATTCATCTCTGTTATCCTCCATTTCTCTGTTTACCATGTCCGGCACTTCCATGTAGTCGCCGGATTCTTTCTTTGCCTCTGCTTCATCTTCCTTTTGCCATGTTCTATCCTGCCTTTTATCCTTTGTGGTCCTTATCCAGCCGCATATTCCGCATTCGCCGATTGTAGCTGCAATGACCGCACAGGCATAAGTTTCAGGAATCGCCGCATAATCTCGGAAGATACATAACATCTGCCAGTTGAACCAGACAAAAAATGCACCCACCAGAATTAAAATCAGGTTCAGGGTGCCAATCTTTTTTACTAGCTCTTTAATCCACCTGACGGGGTGGAAGCCTCGCTTTTTCTCTCTCATGTGTGCCTCCTACATTCCAATCTGCGTAAAAATGAAGCCTACCACGATACCGATAACCGCAGTAGCCACATACCCTACGACTTTGCGCCACATTTCGCCGTCCCTGTTTTCTAACGATACAAGGCGTTTACTCTGTGTTTCCTGCTCCTTAACCATGCTTTCAACGCTCTGTGCCAGTTTCTCTATGGAAACTGTGAGGGCGTTAATCTGCTTGGTGCTTTCCTCCAGAAGCTCAATACGCTTGTCCTGTCTTTTGTTCTCCTCGTCAAGACGCTTTTTGTACTCCTCGTACTCTGCTCTTGCAATAGGTTCATCTGTCATGGCTACCTCCTTTCTCAACTTTCCAGAATATTGAGATAAGCGACATAAATAATCGGTATATCTTCTTTCTGGAGGCTGTATTCATTCATTACATCTCGAATAGCGGTACAGAAAATGGCATCCGCTGTCTCGTCTTTTCCGGGACAATACGAATGCCATACAAGGTGGTTGTGTAAATTCATCAACCGTTCCTCATTTTCTGGTACCATTGGATTCAGATGCAGTTTCTTAGAGGCTTCCTCCAGCCTGTCATAGCTGAAATATTCCTCCGGCTGTGGTAATTTCTTACTCTGCATCTGCTTCCTCCTTGCTGGTAACTACTGCCAGTTCTGCTTCAAGCTCATTGATTTTGTCTCTAAGCTCCTGACGCTGTACCTTTGTTTCTGCGTAATCTTCGTCAGAAAGAACTCCGTCAGCGTGTTTTAACGCCTTGTAGTCGGTAGCAGCAAGAATCTGTTTCAGTCCGGCAATTTCAGACTGAATCTCCATAGCTCTGTTATCCATAAAGCGGCACCTCCTCTCTTTGCCAATTTTCTATGAAAAGTCTGTCAAACAGACGGTTCATACTGTGAATGGTTCTGCGTGCCTGTTTCTTTTCCATGCAGCCACGCCATGAAGCATACGAACACCGTATATCCTCGAAAGATAATTCTCCGGCTAAAAACTTCCGGTACTGGCGTACAAGCTTTCTCCTCTGCCTTACAACTGCTTTTCTGCAAGGCTTTCTCAAAATCTTTCCGGTGTCCGTCAGATATATTTGTGTTTTCAGGAATGTAAAGCCATGTGACAGCTTTACGATTCTTGTCTTTTTCTCATTCAGTTCAATTTTCAGCTCCGCACATATTCTGCGGATTTCCTGTAAGCAATACTCCAGATACTCTTTGCTTTCATGTATCAAATATCCGTCGTCCATGTATCGTGCGTATTCGTGTATCTGTAATACCTCTTTGATGTAGTGGTCTAATTTGTTCGGGTAGGAAACGGCTATTGTCTGGTTGTCCTCACTTCCAAGACCTAACCCTTTGTGTTCTACGGTATCAGGATTCTCGCCTTTCTTGATTGCCATTTTCAGGTAATGCTCATAGTAGGAATCAATAAACCGGTTCGTGAGCCAGACGATTTTATCATCATCAAAAGCTCTCCTGATAATCTGTTTTGCTATGTCGTGGTCGATATTTCCGAAATAATTTTTGAAGTCAAATAGCAGGACATAGCCCTCTGTTCCATGATGTTTATAATGCCTCCGTAAATGAGTAACAAGCCTTTTCATGGCAAAGCTCGTACCCTTTCCTTTCTGGCTGGCTCCGTTATCGTGTATCAGTGACCTTGTGAGAACCGGAACTAGTGCGTTGTGATTGAGTGATTTCTGCGGTACCCTCTCTGAAAAATGAACGCTCATTATATCCCGGTGCTTTCCTCTTTCGTTCAGACCAAAACAGATAAATCCTTTGTGTATATCCTCGCAATAGGTCAGTTTCTTATTCGTGGTTGCTACATTCGTGAGCCTCCGCAGCATATAACGCTTCACGCTGGCTTTATAGCTGACACCTTTTGCCGCTTCTATGGCGGACTTCGACAAAGCATTTCGGCTGATGACTTTATAATAATCTCCATGTTCCTCCAGCACCCTCTCTCTTTTCGCTTCACGCTTCGCCTTTCGGCGTTGGAATCTTGCCTCTTTCCTTTCTTCGCTAGTCATAATTAAATTTCCACCGCTTTCCGGTAATAACCTATTATCAAAATGGTATCTGGTACGGCAGCCCTGTATAAGCAGCTTTACTGGTAGCCCTAACCGCATAGCATAACAGGCATGAAATACAGGCTCTCTACCAATCCTGTACCATGCAAGCAGCGTCCGCCTGATGTCATCCAGATACTTATTTACAGCCCGGTTTCCCATTGGCTGACGGTATATCCTCTCCTTCCATCCACTTGCACTGATTTCAAAATGCCGTAAACCGACAAAATCTACTTTGTCTCGCTTTAGTGGAATCAGACCGGCACACGATTCGAATTAGACGCATTCCAGTTGTTGGCATTCCCATTGTTGTTCACATTGCACGCATTCGTCGAATTGCCGCTCCTGACAGAAGCCAACCACCAGTTGCACCGACACAGAATTAACAGAGGATAACCCATATATGAACGCACCAGTTATTTACTGATACGGTCATTGTCGCTTTTATTCCATTTGATGATTTTGCCTATGAGGTCACTAAGCAAATCTGTAACCTCCCTCATGTTATCATCAGTCGCTCCCTCGCACTCGGCTATAATATCCATGAGCTGGAGCTGTAATTTATTGCAGTACGATAACGCCTTTTCTTGAAGTAACGCTCTCGCTGATAATCTTTCCGGCGTTTGTTCTTTATTGAGAAATATATCGTTTGAATCCGATATGCAATCCCTGATAGCCCTTGCGTAATCTATCGCTGGCTTTCCGTTTATGTATCTCCACCGCTTCGGTACATATCTGTCATTCATCACATATACCGATACTTTGTGTTTTAGCGATACAGCCATGTCAAGCGTATCAAATTGTGTTTCTCGTCGTGTCCTGCGGTAATTGTTGCCGTAGGTAAATTTTGGAGTGCTTTTCTGCTTTTCCTCTCCCATTTATTTTGTTGCTCCTTTCAGAAGATATGGGGACCACAAGGGTCCCCGATTTTTAGGATTGTGAGATTGCTGCTTACGCAGTGATACGGAAGCAGACCGGCACACGATCCGAATTAGACGCATCCCAGTCGTTGGCAGCCCCATCGCCGTGCACAAAGCACGCATCCGTCGAATAGCCGCTCCTGACAGAAGCCAACCACCAGTGGCACCGACTACCACCGTTACCGGCTCCTTTTATTCTGCTAAGGTATGTATTGGCAAAAATAGGGTACTGTACCGCCTGTCCCTCAGACCAGCCCGGTGTTCCCCATACGATAGCACCGAACACCTCGTATTCAAGTGGAACCCATAAAGCACCTAAATCCTGCCAGCCCCAGCTTGTGGAATCTGCCAAGGCTCCTGCGCTCGAATAACGCTGCTCCAGCAACATTCGCTTGTGTGCAATCTGGTTCTTTACCTTATCAGGAAGATAGCCGTAGAGCGTTTCATCAAGCCACTTTTTCAAGTTGCTTACCATGTACGGATATGGAGATGTTGAATCTCCGTTGTTATTATTGGTCGTGTTCCATTGGATTGTTTCTGTGAAGCAATCCTTACTGATAAAGTCGATATGATGTCCTACCGGCTGGTCCGTTGTGTTGTAGTAGGTGTCGATACCGGCTACCTGCATATTCACAACCTCTTTATTCATAGTTACCGGAATGTAGTCGCCTACATAGATACCCTCGTAGTTTGCGGCTTTGATTCTTGCACGAATCCACGCCCATTCATCAGAGTATTTTGCAATCTCTGACGCAAAAACAGTCACAAGGTTTCTGCCCTTGTAAATCCTGTTATCCTGCTGGTGCAGAATCAGATTATCGTTTCTGGCTATTTCATCCTTGATAGGTCTGGAAACGCCACCTGTTTCAATTCTTGAAATTTCACTTGCCATTTTCTAAGTCCTCCTTTGGTTTTATTATGCAAATGACAGCGACAATGTTTCGCCGCTGACGCTTGCCATGTCGTTACGGATTGTCAATTTTCCGTTATCAAAATCCGCTGGCAATGCGGAAATGATACTCTCGCTGTCTGAATCGTACACAAAGTTAATCAGAGAACGGAGCAACGCCCTGTTTGAGAGCGTGTTCTGGAAGTTCTGAATATCTGCCGCCGTTACATTGTCGGCATGGTTTGTGTCTGTGGTTTCGATAATTTCTACCGAATCCTTAAATTCAGGCGTGCTTGTCTTGTAGGTTTTCATGCTTTACGCCTCCTTTCTGCCTGTTAGAAAACATCATCAAGGGTATAGGTCATCTCAATGTCGCTGTCCTTACCCTTTTTTGTGAATGTTTTAATGCAGACAATATCTCCGGCAGAATCGTATAAACCTATCTCGCTGATATACTCTCCTGCAAGCTCTGATTCCGACAGCGTACACTCATATCTGCAAGTCGTGTCGTTCGTGAAGCTGTAACCGTCGATAGGTTTACGGAAAAGCTCTTTGTTGAGCTTTGTCTGGTTCTCACTTGGAGCTATGACATTGCCGGAGCTGTCAACGCCACCGGAACCAAATACCATACCGACAATTTTAGGAAGTGTAATAGCTCCTGCCCTTGCTTGTACCAGCTTTTTTCTCGCTGTCTTTGTGATAATCACATTCTTTGCCATGCTTTAGATAGCCTCCTTTCGATTTATTGAATTCATCAACCTTGAGCCGTCCATTTTGAGTGAACCGTCAAAGTATGCCAAATTCCGTCGTGATGTAACTGTCGCATTTCCGAACTCCTCCGGTACCTGTACGGATGTCTTGATTCTTCCTGTTGTCTTAATCTCCTGTCTGGAGTAATTCATCAGGTTTTTACCATTCATCAGGATTGAGCCGTCAAAATACAATGACCGCCAGAAATCAATCTTGAATCCTGCGGTCATCTTTTTGGTGTTCATCTGTTCGGTTAATGTAACTTTTGCAGCCACAGCAATAACCGCAAGTATGGCGGTCTGCTCTGTCTTAAACTCTCCCTCCCGGTACATGATACCAAGCCGTAGGTCATATTCTCTCTCTGCGTTCATCAGGTGTGAGCTGTCCATAATCTCCGAACCGTCAAATAATCTGGTTCTCCAGAACGGAATCCTTGCGGTTATTCGGATATTCTTCAGGAGCATTTTTTCAAGTTTCCTGTTGTCTATCTCGAATGAGGAATAGTCGTTTACAATGTATGTCGTGTGTGACTGCTTTAACTTTGCCAGCATTTCATGTGCTGCTTTAGAATCCAGCGTACCCTCTCCGGTAAAATATGCCTTGAAGATGTTCGGGTGCGTTGGCTGGAAATTATAAATACCTGAATCGTGGCAGTCGGCAACAAATACATCAAAGCCGGTTGCATTTTTCAGGTATGTTTCCATTCGATACGGTGTCATAGGGGCTTTATAATCTCGCTTCTGGTATATGAGTTGTCGCCTCTCCTCGTATGAGAGGTTCGTTCTTACCGGAAGCCCCCACTTGATTTCGTGGTACATAAGCCCCCATGTGGCAGTTTCAGGAAACATCTGGTATTGAAGTTCCTCTGCCAGCTTTCTTGCGTCGTCGTATTCAAGCCCCATGACTTGATACAACCATTTTCCAACATAGGAATTGTCGTAGAATCCCGGCGTTACATAACTCAACATTCTTTTGGCACTTTCACTCGTAGGAAACTGTTCTAAATCGAATTTTTCTCCGTCCATAACTGCCTCCTATTCTGTGAATACCATATCGCCTGTTTCTGGGTATTCTTCCTGTGCAAGTTTAATATTTGTGGTGCCGCCATTCATTGTGAATGTGGCAAAATCCTTTACTCCGCTTATCTCGGACAGCAAAGGTCGAACATCATTGTATCTAAGTAAGCTGTCATTCTTTGCCTTGTCATAGACCAATGCAACAGCCGCCTTGAAGTCTTTCTTTACCTGTTCTAAGTCCGTAGTGCCGTCAAGCGACAATCCGGTACATTCATAGGTAATCTTTACTGTCGTAGCCGCTACGCAGCTTAATTTCGCACACGCAGTAGGCAATAACCTTGCTGCTCTGTCGTCTGGCGATACAATGTAGTTGTAAACATCTTTTATCAGCGTTTCGTTTGCTGGCTGACCGTTTCTGTCTATCAGAACCAGTTTTACCGTTCCCGGACCGTCTGCGGCAGATACCACAATACAATCACCGGCACCAGCTTCTTTCGCCCAGCGTACATAATCGCTGTCATTTCCAAGATAGGTCATGCTGTTTGCGTATTCGGCGGCTATTCTGTCGTAGTAGTCGTCGTTACTCTCTGTTTCTGTGCCGCCTGTGACCGCCTCGTCATTGATAACCTCTGATACGGCTTTATCAGGTTTTGCCATGATACAGATTGTTTTTGCAGCAACATTTGACTGTGTACCGGATTCTACTGCGGTAACGGCTACCATAACCGTTCCCTCCTCGCTTATCGTACAATCTTCATCCGTTGCAAATTCAAGCGACGGAGAACTGTCTGTTGCCGGTGTGCAAAATACCGTACCGGCTAAAATCTCCGCTCCGGCTGTTCCGGTTATTCTGATATGCCCGGAGGCGTGCTGTGCTTCCTGTCTTGGAAGATGTACCTGCTGACCATGCAAATCCAGCCAGTCGTCCCATGCGTACTGTGGAAACGCAATCATCAAGGCTCTTGCCATGTGGTAATTGATGAACTCTGATTTTTCGATAGCCGCTGGCATAGTAAAATCATAGGGGAACCCTCCCGGCATATCGTCTATGTCGTCTGGAAGATTCGCCATCATTCTTTCGTGTATCTCTGCCTCTGTGCTGCCATGCATAAAATCAGGTTGTATAAATTCAGGTTGTGCCATGTCTACCACCTCCTCAAATGCTTATCCTGAATAATTTATCCCACTCAACGCCCTTTACCAAAAAGGTACAGTGCATTTCGTCGGCGTTCCATGTGAAACTGAAATCTGTGACATATTCTGTTCGTGGATTGACTTTTAGGGCTTCCGTAAGCGTCCTTTCAACCATTGATTCAACCACTTTCTGATTGTCGGCAGCTAAAGCCTCCTCCAGCTCCGTCCCTATGTCATTTGTATAGGCAAGGCAGGAATACCGCTCCGTCTGTGCAATCTTGAAGCACCAAATCATAAAGCCCTCCTCGCCTGAACATTCCACCATTCTGTACGCTCCGTCCCTGACAAAATCGCCCTTTTCAGCGTCCCATTTTGCAGTCCGCTTGTACTTGATGTCATATTCCGAACTTTCTTCTATAAAATCAGGAACTTCCACGATTTGTAGTGATGTATTCGCCATGCCTGCCTCCTTTCTATGAGCTTACGATAACATCAATAATGACCGCCTCATTCTGAACCCACGCCACAAGTACCCTGTCTCCGGCTTTTACTACCGGCGGTGCTACCGTATGGCTGTGGCTTCCGGTATTTACCTTTGGTGTCTGATTCTCATGTCCCGAATGACCGCCGCCGGATATGGTAAAGCTCAATCCTCCAACATGGCGGCATATTGAATACTCGCCCTTTGGGATTGATACCGGAAATGTATTTGTTGTCAGGCTACCATTCGCCTGTATTTCTCCAAAATCTAAAGCAAGAGGGGTTTCCCCCTCTCGTTTCATTCTGTCGCATAAGACATTCGCCAGCTTATTTGTACCGGCGTTTTCGTCAAACGACTGTGTATCTGCCATTGTCTACGCCTCCTTAATCAAAAGT